TTCGTTATTTGTTTCTGACATATTGTCTCCTATAAATAAGAGAGTTTATTACAACTCTCTGTCATCAAACATTCATCAAAGGTTTGTAATAAAACCTCTTATCATTTCTTGCTTGTCTTTGTTGCTTTAGCTGCAAGTAAGCTTTCTATATGTTTTTTAGTTTCCATCAAATTATTAAAATCAAATGAGTTACCATTCATGCTGCGCCCTCCAGAGAGTACAGCAATTGTTGCTTCTATTTGAATATCAATTTTATCTAATGCTCTTTTTAGGTTATCTTCATTCATCATTCATCACCTTTAGTTTGTTGAACTTTATTGTCTTTTGCCATAATAGAGTTTTCTATATTGCTCATTACAGCGCCCTGACTTATTGCTAACTTATAAATAAACTCTCTGCGTTCTGTTTCGAAATGTTTTGTTTCTAACCATTCACGAAACAGTGCGTTAAGTATATCTTCTGTTACCATAGTCATAGTATCTTTAATTTCAGTACACTGATAACCCTTGTTAAGGACTCGTTGTGCATCATCATATGGCGATACTTTTTTAGGTTTGCCATTGTCTCCAGCTTTATAAGCTGGTTGTCTTTTATAATTACTCATCTGTCATCTCACATGTTTAAGTATTGGTCAATAGATATACTTTTGAATCCAAGTATTTGGAGTATACCTAAAGTTTTTAGAGCAGCTTCAGAACTTACAAGAATTTCCATGTCTTCGCTTTCTGATGCTAACTCTTTTATTCTATCAATAGCCTCCGCTATCAACATTGTTCTGTTGGGCATATTGTTGCTCCTGCATCATCTGTTGTTCTTGCATCATTCTTTCTTGCTCAGCTTCTATCTGTTCTGTTTCTTCAGTGTCTTGATATAAAGAAAGAAAATCAGATGGAGGTTGCGTTGGAACTTGTGCACCATCTTTTTGTGCTTTAACACTAAGCTCAGCCCATTCTCTATTAGAATCATCAGCTGCTTGCAACAATTGACGTTTATTGTCAATCTTTTTGTTATCAGCTTCTGCTTTAATTAAACTTATGTTGGCTTGTTTAGTTGCTAAATCAAGATCAATAGAAGCTTGTTGAGCATCATCATCTCGCTGTCTTTTCTCTTGTTTTCTTTGTTGAGCTTGTTGTTGTGCTTGTTGAAATTCTTGTGTAGATGGATCGTTCAAGAATCTTGTTGGGTCCATACCCATGTTCTTAAGAATGTCTACAGCTAAATTATAAGAAGACATTGGATTAATAAAAGCTTCTGAAGCCTCGCTTTGTGCCATCTGAGGTAACAACTGTGTTAGTTGTATAAGTTTCTCAGCCAAAGAAGAGTTTGAATTTTCTCCAATGTTTGCCTGTATATCTAAGTCCATATTGCCGGGCATCATTTGTAACTCTTGTGGAGTGAGTGAAGCGTACCCTTGGTCTGTCTTGTACATTGTAGGATTCTTAAGATTGCTTTTCATTTCTCTTAATACACCACGACATAAATCTTTAATGCCTGTCTCGACAAATCTACGTGCAATATGCTCAACTCTTATTTGTGCAGCGTTTTGCGCACCTGCCATTTTTTGCTCAGAGTTACCAGATACATATAACGTATCGTTTAAACCCATAGCAGTTTTACTTAAACCTGTAGACTGCTCTTTTTGTAGCCCCAGGAATTCTAACATCCCAGTTGTACCAGCACTCATTGGCTCTGGTTGAAGTTGTTGTACTGCTGCAGCTGGATTTCCGTTAGTAGGAATAATCTGCTTTGGTACGGGGTTTTGTAATGCTGAGAAATCAACAACATTAGGATCAGCAAGTGTTCTGCCGTAGTTACCAAAATACACATTCTCTACAAATCCTCTAAGGATAGCTGTAGTTGCTTGTGTTTGTGGGCGAGCCATATCAAGAAGTGACAACCCATAAAACTCATGAGGTATCTCAATAGGATTTAAAACTGCAACTGGAACATATGCAACATCATCTTCTTCTAAGATTGTGTTGCCTGCTTTAATAACATGTTTTAGTTCAGCTATACCATCACCGTCTCTGTCGGAACGAATCCAACACTCAACAACAGTAATACTTATATTAGCTTCATCTTCATCATCGTCATTATTAGTTACCCAGTTTTGTATTCCACCTGCATCTTTTCTTGCAAATGCTTCATACGAAAAACCAGAAGACCTAACAGTAGACTCTTCTCCAATCTCATCAAAATCGATGTTTTGATCTGACCATGTTCGTCTAATATCAGAGCGTGTCATTTCTGTAACAATACCAACAAAGGTTGCATCAATAACAGAAGAAGCAGCACGGTCAATCAAAAAAGATTCAGGCGGTATAGTGCGTAACTTTACTCCAGACTTATCAATCTTTCTGCGAAGTCTTACATCAACAAAAGAAAAATAACTAGTTCCGTCTGAATTAACTGTTGGTTCTTCAGCAACTAATAAATCACCAATAACTTCAACGTTTGAGTCAGAAAGAATTTGGTCTAATACACCTTCTTCAATTGTTTCGTATTCTTCAACAACATAATCATAATGTTCTTCCCAACCCCATGTAAGGGCACTATTACCAAACACAACTGCTGACTTTATCCACGTGGAAAGTTTCGACCATCCATCAGGATTTGAGTTGAATAGACAATAGTTGACAACATCCGATGCAATTTGTGAAGCTTTAACTGAAGCCATGTCATTGCTATACGGTGTAAATAAAGCCAACTTGTTGTTGTCTAATAATAATTTTGTTAATAGTGCGGTATATCCCTCGGCAATCTCTGCTGAGTCGGAGGATACAATTTTAGAAACACCTTGCGGTTTTAAATCGCCTTGTGCCTCTAAGCTCATTTCGTATACTGCATTTTCTCTGCGTTTGCTTACATCTGATGAATTAGTATTGCCACCAGTAGCATTCCGCATGTGACGATCAATTGATTCAATCAACGCATCGTCATCAATCTTTTCGATTTCTGATTTCATTCTCGCTCTCTCTGTTATCTGCTGTTTAAAAATGTTGCCATTGAATCAGCAAATGTTTTATTAAGGTTTCTTGTATTGTTGCTAAACCCTTCATCGTAACGTTGTGGTCTCATTAATGGACCAGCTGCCCTTGCAAATGTTTCATGTGGACTTAAATAATAATCTAGTTTTTCAGAATTTCTTTTTTTTGCTGTATTTTTGTACTCAGCGTCAGTCATTGCTGTAGAAAGATATTCTCCAAAACCTTCTCTCGGATTAACAACACCGCCATGATGTGACCTATTTCGCAAGAGTGTTCTTAACCCTGTGTTATTTGGGTCATTCAAATTAAGATGTTTTGTTCTTGGATCGTTCATCCACATGTCTTGCAATTTTTCTTGCGTAACTTCCTCTCCAGAAAATTCTAAATATTTTTTGAAGCTGTCCATTATTTTGCTTGCAGTGCTTTGATTTTGTCCAACTATAGCATCGTCCCAATAGTGAGTTAACTCATGAGTGCCAATAGATGCAAAGGGCTGCAATCTTTCAGAATCAAGCTCTCCTACTGGTCGCATTTGTTTTACTGCAGAATCGCTTAATGCTAAAGTTGGTCTATCTAATTTATCATCAAAAATTTTCGAAACACCTGAATCATATGGGTCTCTATATATGCCAGCATTCTTAGATGCAGACTTTGGGTCAAAACCAAAAGTAGAAAAATAGTCATCACCTTCAGTTATCTGCTCTGGGTTATTGCTTTGATAATAGCTACGCTTATCTTCAGCAATTAAATTAACATCGTCAGGCAAATATCTGTTTCTGTTAACTGGAATTGTTTCATATGTATTCCATATACTGTCAACAGCGTTTATTGTTGGCTCCCAATATCTTTCTGAGCCATCCCAAAAATGCCCTGTTTGTCCTAAACCTAAAGCTGAATAACCTCTATTATCCATAGCGTCTCCTTATAGCCACTTAGTATCTGGCTGCTCATATAGTGTGTTCATCTCTCCCCAACTAAACGACTTGTTAGTTAAAGCATGACCATGTGTTCTGTAAGCTTCACAAGCAATAGCAAGTGACATAACCATATCATCGTAATGTCCAGTAGAAGCTTCTGCTTTGCCAGACTCTGTAATAATAAAGTTTCTTAATTCTTCTAGCAAAATACTAGAAGGTATCGTAATGTCTTCATCTTCAATCATTCGTCTAAGATTAGATATGATAGGCGGTCTTGTAGACATAGTAGTCTTAAAACCTAAATGATTTACATTATCACCAGCTGTGTTAGCTGTTTTCTTTTGTTGATATATGTTTGGATAGTTCATGCCAAACAATTGTTGTACTGTAGCTAAACCAATAGAGTTACTCTCAGGACATACTAAAGCATTGTTATACCATCTGCCAAGATAGAATATCATTTTGCCGTAGCTTACTGGATCAATTCTATTGCTTCTATAAATTGCACATACTTCTCTGTCTTGATTTAAAACAGTAGCTACTGAGTAGTCACCCTTAACACCAAGAGCTACGTCAGCACCAATAATATATTTATCATCTTTCTTAGGTGCGTTCCAAACTTGTAGAGAACCTTCTTGTGACTCATCAAACGAACTAAAAGGCTCGTTGTATTCTCTAATAGATTCTGGTGACATAGGCAAATATTTGTCTAGCGTTTCTTTGCTAAATACACTAGAGCCAGATTGTATAAAAGATTCTTCGGCAGTAAACGGGTATTCCTGTTTAAATGTTGAAGTAGACGTTTCAGATATTTTAATACGCCTCCAATACACTTGACCATCGGTCAGATTGTACTGTTCTTTTAGTTTCTTCTCTTCTAATGTAAACTCTAAGCCATCAGGTGCGTCTAATGTATATTCGTCTTGTAGATACCATGGGACAAATAAAGGCTTGAATATACCTTCACCTTTTTCTGCTTTGTTCCATAACTCGTAGTAAATACCCTGAGCACCGTGTGATGTGCTATTGATGATAATAATACTTCCCGGTAGCAGTGCGATAGACTGAAACATACCGGCAAGTATTCTCTCACCGTTTAACCAAAACGCAGCCTCATCAGCCAGCAAACAAGTGTTTGTTGTTCCACGTCCCGGGTTGTCTGCACCCGCAGTCCACACCCTGTACTTACTTCCATTCTCTTGGAAGCTCATTTCACGAACGTTCGATTTGTCTAACGCTGGTTGTATATCTTTTGGCAGCTCAGCCCAAAATGTTTGCGACATACTAAAAATACTTTCAGTTGTCGGCTTGTCTAACGATATGATTACAGCTTTGGTATTCCCATAGAACAACGCTCTGTGGAATATATACGCAGAGCTTATCGTAGAAAATCCTGCTTGACGATACTTAGATATAATTAATCTAACATACCCAGTATCTTTCATTTGCTGGTCAAGAGCCTCAACAACTAACTTTTGAGCACTATTGATCTTAAGCGGTATTAATCCTAGCGAGGCATCTTTCGGATATATTTGTAAGCAATCTTCAAAGAATGCTTCGGGATTATTTTTCCAATGCTCCCACCTCTTCCTCTTTTCAAGTTCAGCTAACAGCTTAGAGGCTTCTTTAGTTTTTGACATAATTTATCCAAAGTATAAAGGACCACGCCCATAATCCATATCATGCATGTACTCATGCTCATCTGCATTGTCGTATGGACTATCAGGAAATAATAAACTACCGGGATCAATTTCACGGTATGGGTCGCTTAAATAATCCATTTCTGTTGGATATCCCGGCTTATATGCTTGGGCAGTTTTGCTGCCAACATAATCCATAATAGGTACTGGCACAGTGCGACTGTCTTTAAGTACAGGTCGTTGTGGCACAAGGTTTCCATTTCTATCGTAGATTGGTCGTCTGTTTCCAAAATCAACTCCAGCCATCATAGGAATATGTGTAATTTCATGATCTCTCGGAAAAGGTTTGCCGGGACCAAATGTTGGTGGCGGACTATTTTTTGGATAAGGTCCTCCTCTAAATGTTGGTTGCTCTGCAGGTCTACGATTACGCATTCCCATTGGTCCATGTCTAAATGGACTATTTCCCATATAATTCATAATATCTCCTAATGTTTTGACTCGTCTAACGCTTCGTCAGTTAGCTCAAGTATACGTGCTAACAACTCGTCTTCAGAAAGTTCTTCAACTTTTTCTTCAGCAGCAGTCTTAGCGT